AGTTTGAACATTTCTTGTTCAACTGTTTGCCACACAATATCAGTTTCTAGTGGATCAATTGTTGCTGGTTGACGTAGAACAGGATCGTTGGCATCAACTAACGAGTTGTTCCATAGTGTTGCGTATTCCATTATCTTTTCCAAGTAAGTGTGTTATTAGACAATGTAATGCTGGGCACGTTCTCGTATTCGTCACCGTAATCACTCCAATACCATGGATCTAAATGATATATGTATGCTTTTCCTTCTGATGTATTAACTAAATCTCTGTGATAAAAGTTATTAAGTTTGTCACCTTGATGGCCTTCTATGCTATCGCATAGTTCTAAAAAGTCTTCACCACCTTCCCAAACTTCACCTGAAACGTCGTGTGTACCATTAATAATAACACCCGGGAATGAGCCTAGATCTACCATATTAAATTTACGTTCTGTGGTAACTGCTAGACCAACTTTTTTCATATCGATACCTTCAAAACCCATGCCGTCTAGGCCTCGTGTAGAGTTGCCTGATTTCAGTGTACCGTATACAAAAATTTTATATCTTTTTTCTTCCATAATAACCTATTATACTACTATTTATGGTAGTTGTCAACTATTATTTCTGATGTTTAGGAAGTTTTGCTTCAACAAACATCTCATGTATTCTTTTAACAGGATTGTACTTTTTCATCTTAAGTTTCCTGTTTTCTTGTATGAGTGTTTTTGTTTTAACTGCTGTATAGTGATAAGTATGACTATCTCTTGTTTCCCCTTCCGGTATCAAATAAACTGTGACGTTCTTTTTCTTTCCTTTTGTTGCCATACTACTATTTATAAACCAGAGCCTAATCCTACTGATTCTTCTCTGATTTCTTTCCAATCTTCATAAGGGTCAATTTCGCCCTGTTTTACTTTAGCAAAATATTCACTAGTTTCTTTTTGACCTATTCTATCACAATACCATGCTATTTTATGTATAATAGCATCTCTTGTTTTAATCATACTTTCATTCATTAGATCATTTGGATCTTGTGGATTGCCTTCTGCGTATTCTCTACTTCTAAATATTTCGTCGTCATTGTTGCCCGTTAAATCAAATCGATCATGAACAACATCAACAGGAATGTTTTTAATTATGCCTAACGGTTTAGCAATAAGATTTAACCAAGCATCGTTTTGTGCGTTCAAACTAAAGTTACCTATTAGTCTACACCAGTCTGTAGGGATCACTGGAAACAATGCGTATGGGTGTGTATGATTAACTTGATTAAACTTTAGTAAAGCAAACTTATCATCAAATTTGCCAATTTCTAAATCCCAATCTTTGGTTTCCATAATAGCATCGTCATTCCACAACATTAACCATTCGCCGTGTGCCTGTCCCCAAAGTTGATTCATGTATTGATGTAGATTTTTATAACCTAGTCTATCAAATAAAACTGCTTGTACATCTACATTATATTCATCTTGTAATTTATTTTGAAATTCGTCAGTCTGAACAAAATCTAAAGTATCTTGGTCATCGTTATCGATGCCTAGCATTATTTCTACATTTTCTGAATCACTGACGTTAGTCATTAAACTGTCAATGCTTTTTTCTAGCATCTCTGGTCTTCCTCTAGTTGCTAATAGTACACTTATCTTCTTCATTTCTTTTTACTCAGTTGTATTTTATTTTGACTTGTTGTGTTTTCTTCAGCCTTAGGTGTATTAACTTTATCAGATTTACCAACTACAAATGGTCTTTGATCAGGCGATACATAGTTACTTGACGTAGATTCTCCTGTAAGCATCTTTCTTACATTGCCTCTAAAAGTATAATGTCCAACGTGATTAAGAGCAACTCTTGGGTCTAACCAAATAGCACCATCAATTTGTTGCCAACGTCTACAGAATGTATAGTCCTCTGACAAGTAACGTTTACTTTCTGGATCGATAATACAATCAAATAACGCATACATAAACGGCTCAAATTTATTATCAATATTTAAATCATTGTTATATTTTGTTTCAGGATACATGTCAAACATTTTTTGAATGACTTCTTTTTTAATCATCATAAAACCTGTACCAGCATCAAGAAGTTTTATTAAGTTATCTTGTATTTGTACATTAGGAACTTTGTTGCCTTCTTCGTCTTCAGGATAATCAAAGTTTGTTACATAGTTTGAACTATGTCCTTCGATTGTTTCCGGAGTTTCGTTTAAGTTAGGTGACCTTGCGGCATTGATAATACTATCCCAATTGAGTGCTTTCTTAGGATATGCTCCTGTAATAACAGGCTTGTCGTATGCTAACATTCTTAGAACATCTTCAGGGTGGTATTCAATATCAGCATCAATAAAAAACAAATGTGTTGCTTTTTCATTTTCCATAAAGAAACTTACAAGTGTATTTCTACCTCTTGTAATTAAACTTTCATTTGCTAGTGTACTTAGTGTAAATTCAACATTAAATCTATTCATTAATAGAATTAATCTTACTAAACTTCTTAAGTATGGTTCAGATACTTGACCACCGTAACATGGTGTAGCAATAAACAAGTGTTTACCTTCAAATGCTTCTACCGGTATTTCGATTTTTCTTTCCAATAAACTAAACAAAATTTCTTCTGCTTGGATTTGCTCTGGGGTTAAGTTTGCTTGATCTATGACTGAGGTTGGTTCTAAATTGTTAGACTCTGCAGTTTTTTTAGTACCTGAGTATTTTTTGTTTCTTGGTTTTTTATTCCGTGCCATTTGTGTTCCTGTTAGTTGTGTGTGCTTTTTATTTATTAAAATGGAGCCACCGGTCAGACTCGAACTGACGACCTACTGATTACAAATCAGTTACTCTACCAACTGAGTTACGGTGGCTTACTTAGATATTATTTACTTTATGTTTGAGTGATTACTCGGGTCTTTTGGATACAAACTTGTTTAGTTTTTCCGCTTCTTCGATAACCTCTTCTGCCGTTGGCATGTATTCAGGTTTGTTGGCTTTTGCCTGGAGGATGAGTCTAGCCTCTTGAATAAGTTCTAGACGGATTTCATAAGGTGTTTTACTTGACATATATTTCTTTATTATGTTAATTTGTTACTTGTATTTACCTTATTTGCCAGATAAATCTTCTTTATACTTCTGCTTACGTGGTATAGTTTTTGTGCGGTCACGTTGAACTTTATGACCATAGGGAGTGTCGCGGGAAAACAACTCTTTGGCATATCGCGGCTTGGGTTTCTGAATTGTCCTTTGCTTTTTCATAATAGTATTTATTATACATTAATAATTAAACTTGTCAAGAATAATAATCCGCTTACGCCACCTAGAAATAATAAGGCTACTAAAAATGCAAACCAAATAATTGTCAGAGGTGTTAATTCTATTTTATCAGTTTTCCTGCCTACGCCTATTACAGCCTTTAATGCTTCAATAATCAAAATACTCTATAATTAAGATACATAACTGCAAACATCATGCCCATACACATTACTTGTACTATTGTTGGTATGGCAACAAACATTACTAATGGATCAAAATCCATTTTATTCCAATAGTCTGTTTCCCTCCACTCAGCAAACTCTTCTGGTGTTGCGTCTCTAACTTTATACTTCATCTTTTCTAGGCTCCAAGTGATATGGTGTATTATTGATATCTCTTATGCCACGTAAAATACCTGCTATATTATCAGTTTGTGCGGCAAAGAGTAGCATCATGTAACAAATTGTGTACTTCATGATCCTGGTGTGAGAGCAAGAATACTTACAAGAAATATTGATATTAGAGTAAATAATTCTGCTTTGTCTTTTAATTCATCCATTGTTGTCTGTCGTAATTGCCCAAAAATAGGATACTACGACACACAACCTAGCATGTCATTAAAAATTTTATCTTGAATGTGGGCAAAAATAATATAAAAGTAACTTATATCCTTTTATACAATCTATTTATATCGAATATGTTTTTTGATAGTGGTTTTAGGCAGTTTTGAGAATAGCGATATCTTTTGGATTATTACAATGTTCGTGCGGGCACACTACCCCATCTGGTGTGGGTAATTCAAAATTATCTTTAAAGACATTACCGTAAATTTTAGCACCACACCAACTACTAACAATATTGCCACGCATGTCAATATTAAACCCACGTTCGCCTATATGGCATGTCATTCCCTTAAATTTGTTTAAGCCTTGATTCATTATTTGATCAGGCTCCATATAACGTACAGTTTTATCGTCAGCCATTACTGTAAATAAGAAATGTGATTGATTATCTTCTGGTGGATAATATACTATAGGTTCTTGTGGTGGTGGCGGTGACGGATCTATTTCCCATGCTGGTAAATTTATAATACGCCAATCGTTACCATCGTAATTGTAAAAAGGTTCTTGTTTACTTCCTGGTCCAAGAAGTTTTTTATACATTGTTTTTATGTCAATATTAACACCGTAGTAGTCCTGTACTTTATTATCTCTATATACTTCTCTTAATCTTTTTTGTAATATTTCTATATCAGGTAAACTATCTTTTACGCCTGCTAAGTGATAACTTGCTGGTACTGTATCGCTTATTTCGTCTGCCATGTCAATTAAATCATCTTCGTGCATACTATTAATATGAAAACTTATAATTAAATCATCTATGTAATGTTTTGCCTTGCTCCACCAATTACGTGACCTACTACCGTTAGTAAACACAATACTTCTACCATTGTGCTCTTTTATTTTTTGTAGTATGTCTATGAAGCCTGGTATAGTTGTTACTTCGCCGCCAATCAATTCAAAGTTTACAGTTTTATTTTGTGTAGAATAATGAGTACATATTTTGTCTATTACGTCTAAATATATTTCTGTAGTTTTCCATGGCATACTGCCATCGTGTAATTGTGTAGGACAATACTCGCATTCAAAATTACAAAAGTTGCCCATACTCCATTGAACTGTTATGTCATTTGGTTCATTATCGTTTCTAGGCCCATGTAATTTAATTATTGACATTTATTTCCTTTTTAACATATATGTTAGGTCCAAACTCCATGCCCTCGTCAAAATAATTTCCCACAGTTTCGAATCCAAATTTAGTATAAGATTTGAGAGCACTTTTTCTAGGTATACTCCAAATTATTTCACAGCCTTCTCTTACTGCTTGACTTTCTGTCATAAGAAATAACATTTGTGCTACGCCTATTTTTCTATAAGTAGGGTCTACCCAAATACCTCTACTTCTGTATATATTATCTTTTGTTCTGTGGCCGCTATTAACCCCTATTAGTTTATTGTTATTAAATACTCCAAAGAATGTTGGTTCGTAATTAAAAACGTCCATATCAAATTCAATTGGGTTACCATCAAACGGCCAAGTCATAGCACTATGCGTTTCAATTGGACTAACTCTATCTGGCCATAATTTAGAGTGCCACACGTTGCTGATTTCTTCAAATGTGATTGTTTTCGCGTCCATAGTATTATTTATTTTGAATAGTCAAAAAAATAGGCTGTTACCAGCCTACTTTTTATTAAATTGATTCTATTTAAGTTGGAAGTTACCACCACCAAATGCGGCTTGCATACCTTTAATATAAAGAACTTCTTCAGTATCACTACCGTCAACAACAAAATATGTTTCTGAGGCATCATCTCTTTTACTATCTGTAATTTCTGAACCTGTGTAGAAACCATACGCAAAGTGTCTATTGAACTCTGTGTTATCGTTTTTAGTTGCTGTTAAAATAAAGTTATAAATTTTATCTTCTGTTAATGCCGCTGTTACAGTTGTATTTGCTGTGAGTTTCCAACCGTCTGTTGCGTTACCACTTAACTCTAATGCTGGTGGTAATGCGGCAAACTCTGAACTAGCAATACCTGTAACTGTGTTTGCTACATCTAAAGCAAGATCAACACTACTTGCTCCACTAATTAATGTTTCACCTAGTGAACCAGGATTAGTGTTCCATACTGTAGCATAATATTCATTTTCTAAATACACAATGTTATTTGGTGTTGTGCTATACAATCCTGGATCTTGGAATAACATTCCTGTTAAGGATTGTGATTGTACAAAGTCTTTAACTTGTTCTGCTTTGTAACCTGGGTTTCTTTGAACTGCTATTGCTGATACACCGGCTACTATTGCGGCTGATGCACTGGTACCTGACCCAACTTCGTATAAGTCTTCGTCTGCTACTGAGTCGTAACCACCGCCTTCGTTTCTATTTGAAATTGTGGCTAAATTAATTGCTACACCTGGAGCAAAAACATCAACTTCTTCACCACCGTTAGTTTGTAGTCCTGTACCTGGTTCAACTACAGCACCTGCGTCATTTGAGAATGCTGGTACGTTATCTGAACTGTCACTAGCACCTACTGTAAGGATACTGTTAAGACCACCGGGTGAATAATTATCAACGTCACCACCGGCATTACCTGCCGCGGCAACAACTAAGAAACGTCTGTTCCACATACAAGTGATAAGCCTATCTAGTGCTTCTGATTTTGGAAACGTAAACGCCATAAGTGCTACTGCTGTTGCGTATGTACCACCACTGTCTTTTGCTGTTTCCCATGCTCTATGTGTAAACATTGAGTTGACACCTTTAGCAACATCTGAAATATCAGCAGACCCATTAGCACCGCTAACTTTTACTACTCCAATTTTAGCATTTCTGGCAACACCTAATTTGTCGCCTGCTATGAAACTTGCCATTGCTGTACCGTGTCCATGGTCGTCTTCAATCGTAAATGTTGATGCGTCTCCGCCACCGCCGATAAAATCGTTGTAGCCACCGTTAGTTGGATTGTGAACTTTTTGTATTGTAGCATTTGCTAATTCTGGGTGTAATATATCGCAACCACTGTCTACAATATAAACTGTTGAGTTGTCACCTTCGTAAACAGGATCGAAAGTATCTCTTAGTGGAAGGTTCCTAGTAACTAATCTTTGCTTATGCCATTCTGTTGTTGATTCACTAATAGCAAGAGTTGATACATTTGAACCCGCTCCTACTACTTCAGTTGCTTTAACATTTGCTAAGTCAGTAATGCTACTGATGTTGCTCTCATCTATAGTTAACTCATAAAATCCGCTATCAATATTAGCAAATTCATTAACAATAGTTGCTCCTGCTGTTACTAGTTCTTGTTTTTGATCATCTGGTGACCAGTCTGTAGGTGATACTCCACTATCAATAAAGTGGTTTACCATTGATACGAAATAGTTTTTATCTGCCATATTAATCTTCCTTCAATATATAATTTACGATCCTACTAGCCTCCTGTCCAAAACCTATAGTCGATCGCAACATTGTTTCTCTAAAATACTTGTCAAACTCTTGGAGTAACATGTCTTTACCTAAGTATTTATCTGAATAGAACTTTTTGATACCCTCAAAGCCAGTATATTTAGTTCTAGGTAAAGCGAACAAGTTGTTTGGTGTGTAAATGTGATTTATCTTAAAGTCGTATTTATCTTTCTTAAACGATCTAAAGTTTTTAGGATTATCAACTTGACCAAACCCATGATACATGTATCCTTCTCTGTATTGCCACACATTGTAATCTAGTAACTCATCGAACGTTACATTTGTATTGTTGATCATATTGTTAGTTTGTGTTAGAGCCATATCGGCTGTACAATTATAAAAGTCAGACAAAGAGTTGTCATTGCGTTTGCTTAATGCTTTATCAAACACCCATAATGATGTAGGCTTGGTCATGTAGTCTATGTCATTAAACAAATCATTTTTGTAAGTAAAATTATCTAATACCGTTTCTAAATCTGCTGATTCTTTTCTTGCGTTGTAAAAAAGATTTGTAAATATTTTGTGATGTCCTGAATAAATTATGTTACCGTCGATCTTTTCAAATGCGTGTAGTATAGGAGGAAACTGTGGACTAGTACACTTATACTCTCTGCAATACTCCATTACTTTACCTGTATTAAAAAACGGAATTATATCTATATCTATAACAGTTGGTCTTAAATTATGTTTATTACAAAAGTCAAAAGCATACTTTGTGTCGTAATCATTAAGAACTTTGTCTTTATGACCGTATGTGACTATTATTGGTGTGAATCGTATGCCTAATTGTAAAAATATATTAGCAACGTTTTCGCTGTCAACACCACCACTTAAAAATAAATTATAATTATTCTCCTGTAGATATTCTTTTAAATGTAATCTAACATAATCAATTATATTGTTTTCTATTTTTGGATTTTTTGATATTGCGGTAGTGGTGTAAGGCAGTATTACTTCATGTAGATTTGCTTCAACTAAGTCTAATTCTATGCCAATGCCACCTAACATAGTACGACGTCTAAAGTCATAAACTTTATCTGTATCAAAGTGTAATTTTTCTTTAATGGGAACTAAATGTAATTTAGTTTCATTTGAAATGCCAAATTTGGCGTTATCTATCATCCAATATTAACACGACTAGCACCACCTTGAATAGCATGACCACAAGTTGCAGGGTCATCTACTCTTGCGGCTGGCTTACCATTAATTTTTACTCTGCTCGAACCATCAGCAATCTTTGGATTTTTATGCGGTGAATCACCATGAGCCTGTATAGCATCGCCCTTTCGTGCGGCGGCAAGTCCTTCAATCTTTACATTGTCAGACCCTTCTTTGATTGGCCCTCCGGCTATATCTGCTGTTTTTCTTGCGGCTTTTGGCATACTAGTATTTATGCTTTTGCTAACGTGATTCCAGTTGTACCTTCGACATATTGATCAGCGAGATCTTTTAATGTATCCATTGTACAAAATACTTGCGTATTAGCAATAGTAATTTCTTTAGATGCGTCAGCACTGAATAACCAAGGCATTAATCCAAGTCCTTGTGGAGTTATACTTACTGCCATAGGTTTTTCGAATGTAATACCGTTGTCGTCTTGTGAAACAAAACGTGTAATAATTTCGGTATCGCTGGTTAATTTGATTGTGACAATATCGCCTTTGGCGTGTGGTTTTTGTAGTAACATGTGTTTCCTCTGTGTATGTGAATATTTATATTATAGTGTAAAGCCGGTGAAGGTTTCTTTGTCGACATCTTGCTTTGTACCACCGATAACATAACTGCTTATTTCAGTTTCTTGTGGTGCTACTTGAACTTCTCCGCCTGTTATCCATGCTTGGGTCCACGGTAATGGATTTGTACCGGTATTGAATATTTTCTTTTGACCTACGGCGTGCATTCTTTTACCTGCTATATACTCGACATACTGTTTAAGTAGATCTGCGTTAAGGCCAATAATACTTCCGTCTTTAAACAAATAGTCTGCCCATTTCTTTTCTTGCTCTACTGCGTCTAAAAATAGTTGTGTACAGTCGTCATATGTTTCTTCGCGAATCTTTTCAAAGTCTGTGTCTTCGCGTGGTAACAATTTTAGCATTTGTTGTGTACTTGCTAAGTGAACATTTTCATCTCTAGCAATCAGTTTAATAATTTTAGCATTACCTTCCATTTTCTTAAGTTCAGCAAATGCCCAACTACAAGCAAATGAAACATAAAAACGTACACCTTCTAAAATGTTTACACTCATTAAACACATCCAAATACGTTTTTTATGTTCGTACTCGTCGTACTTAGCACTACCTGAATCTCTTAACAAATTATAATCTATAAGTGAGTTGTAGTATTCTGTTATACTATCTGAGCAGTCTATAATCTCTTTAACATTCATCATTTCATCAAAAACTTTGCTCGGGTCAGGATATACGTTTCTGATAATATGTGTATAACTTCTACTGTGAATTGTTTCTGAGAATGCCCAAGTCTCTATCCAGGTTTCTAATTCTGGTAGACTTACTACAGGCAAGAAAGCAATGTTAGGTGAACGTCCTTGTACACTATCTAACAGTATTTGTCTTTTTAAATTACTTGTAAATATATGTTGCTCAAAGTCTGTAAGTTCTCTAAAGTCTTTACTATCTTTGATTATATCTACTTCTTCTGGTCTCCAAAAGAAACCTAATTGTTTTTCTGTGAGTTTATCAAACTGTTTATATTTGAGAACATCAAATCGCTGAATCCCCATGTCATCAGATAAAAACATATTTGTTTTATTTGTATATTTTGATTTAGTATTAAGTACGCCCATTATATTTTACAACTCTCGCAGTCTTCGTCATCGATCTCCCCCATTGGCAGATCTTCTAGTTTATCATCTTTGTTGATATCTATCTCACCTTGTCCATCGTATGTGTTATTGTAGTATAATTGTTTACCACCATACTTATAAAACATGAGGAGATCCTGAATCAGCACACTCATTGGTACTTTTTCATCTTCATAGTGTTCAGGATTATAAGAAGTATTTACCGAAATCCCTTGGTCTATGTACTTTTGTAACACCGCCATTATTTTCAAATAGCCTTGTGGCGACTTTTGATCCCACAACAGATCGTATTTGTTTTTATAGTATGGAAAGCCTGGTACTACTTGTTTTAGTACGCCGTGTTTACTTTGTTTAATACTAATATATCCACGCGGCGGTTCAATACCATTTGTACTATTACTAATCTGTGCTGATGTCTCAGCAGGCATAAGTGCCATTAGTGTACTATTTCTAATACCATGTTCTTTTAAATTCTTTCTAAGTTCTTTCCAATTTTGTCTTTCTTTGTGCTTAACTAATTCATCTAATTCTTTCTTGTATGTTTGATTAGGTGTAATGCCTAAACCGTATTTTGTTTCGTCTGTGCCTGGGCACTTGCCTTTTTCCATTGCTAGTTTGTTACTGGCTTTGATTAAACTGTAACTCCACGCCTCTGCCCACTCGTCAATTAATTCCAAGTTTGGCTCTTGATAGGTCATGTCATTTTTAACCATCCAGTAAGCAAAGTTAATAATACCAATGCCTAGTGGACGTCTTTTCATTGTGCTTAATTCAGCCGCTAATACAGGATACTGTTGATAGTCTAACAGTTCATCTAATCCTCTAACTGCTAACTTACATACTTTATTCATTTCTTCAAAGTCTTTAATAACACCCCAATTGACTGCACTTAATGTACATAAACTAATTTCACCATCTTCGTCATGTATATGACTTAATGGCTTTGTTGGTAGATTAATTTCACAACATAAATTGCTTTGTCTAATTGGTGCTACATCTTCGATGAATGCGCCGTGTGTATTAGCATGGTCAACATTCATTAAATAAATTCTGCCTGTGTCTTTACGTTCTTGAACAAACGCAGAAAACAATTCAATAGCAGGAACAGACTTCTTCTTAATGCTAGTCATACGTTCTGCTTTTTCGTATATTTCTTTAAACTTGTCTTGATCAGCAAAGAAGGCATCGTATAAACCCGGTACATCATGTGGAGAGAACAATGTGATGTTTTCGCCTTTAATAAGTCTTTCGTACATTAGTTTGTTAAACTGTACACCATAGTCCATGTGCCTTACACGATTATCTTCTGTACCTTTGTTGTTCTTTAACACCAGTAAGTCCTCGACTTCTAAGTGCCAAATTGGGTAGTATAATGTGGCGGCTCCTCCCCTTACTCCACCTTGGGAGCATGACTTAACTGCTGATTGAAATAATTTATAGAAGGGGATAACTCCTGTGTGGGTTGCGTCTCCACTCCTGATAGGTGAGCCAATTGCCCTAATGTTACCAGCACCAATACCGATACCTGCTTTCTGGCTTACATACTTTACAATACTGCTACTTGTTGCGTTTATGCTATCTAAACTGTCATCTGTTTCAATTAGTACGCAACTACTAAATTGTCTTTGCGGTGTTCTTACACCTGCCATAACTGGCGTAGGCAAGGAAATTCTAAAAGTGCTGATAGCATCGTAGTATGCTTTCACATACGCCATTCTTTTCTTTTCAGGATATCTGCCAAACAATGTAGCCGCAATCATCATGTATGCTACTTGTGGCGTTTCGTAAATTTGCCCTGTTGCCCTGTTTTGTACTAGGTACTTACCACGGAACTGTTCCATGGCCGCATAAGTTAAATCTTCGTCACGTTCATGTTTAATATAAGATTGTAATTGATTGATTTCGTCTTTGGTATATAAGTCAACAAATTCTGAATCATAGAAACCGTCGTCGATATTCTTTTGTACAATATCGCATAAGCAAGGTGGTTCGAATGTATTGTAAACCATCTTACGCAAATGATAGTTAATTAATCTACCTGCTACATATTGATAATTTGGTGTTTCTTCAGAGATTAAATCTGCTGTACTTTTAATTAATGTTTCTTGGATATCAGTTGATGCGATACCATCATAGAATTGAATCTGGCTGTTGATTTCTACTTGAGAAGCACTTACGCCGGTTAAACCGTCAACTGCGTACATGACAACTTTGTGTAGTTTGTCTATGTTTAAGTCTTCTTTGTGTCCATTACGTTTTGTTACTTTCATCGTTTGATTTTGTCTAGTTTGTTATGTTTAATATTTTCTAATACTCGTATGTAATTATCTAAATCTTGTCTTTTCACAGTTTGATTCGGTAAAATGTTATAGTAACATACTCCGTCTGAAAAAGCAAGTCCTACTTGGCCAAATTCGTAATTATCTGCTACAAACCATGAAACTTTATTTGGGTCTATTTTTCCCATGTGCACTAAAGTATCATGTAGAAGTAATGCTTTTCCGCTATAACAATACATTCCATCAACTATTATTTCCCAACAAGATGGCCAATGTTTAGGCGTATAGAAATCAAAAGTACGTTCAGTAGTTTTTATCCTACCGATATAATTAATGATTTTTTCTAATTCTAAATCTTGTTTTTTGAAATTGCGCCAAACTGTTAATCTTTGTTGGGCATTGACTACTGTGTCAAGCAATTATCCCAACCATTTTCTCACTAGGTACTTAACTGTTGCCGCTCTGTTACCACCGGAAGCCAATGTGTTGGTTGCTTTGACATTTATTGTCCCTGAACTCATACTTGCTGTGAACTCTACTGTACCTGTGAAGTTATTGTCTATTACGACACCGTTATCAACTAAAGCCGCGTCTGCTAAGCCTGTGTCGCCTGTAATTTGTAATGTACCTGTTCTGCTATACCCGTCACTGGAACTTGCGCCTACGGCCTTAACAGAATACTCAATGATTGCTGAATCATAAACTGATGCTTCGAATGTATCTACTACTTTGTCTACTTCGCCGGCAGTCAAAGAAACAGTTTGTGCTGTATATCCTGAGTCTGCAGAACCACTTAGTAGTAAGTCGTAATCATCATGTGTTAATAATCGTTGGTTAGATTTAACATTTGTTAAACCAGTAACATCTGCGTCAGCATTAGCAAAGTATAATCTATTTGCTATGTATGAGAAGTTTTCTGCTTCTTTATTACCAGTAAATGTTATTGATAGTGCGTCTGACGATGCTGTTACATTTGTATATGATTCTATATTTGTAGCACCAGAATTAAATTTAGTTCCTTTTATTTGTGCCGCTGTAAACATATTAAAACTTGTACTTGCTACAGCACCACTAACCCATGCTTCTAATTTACCTTTAATTGTATCGCTGGCCTTTGTGCGACTTCCTGTAGCAATGTTTAAATCGCTATCTATCGCAACTACATTAAACTCTGAACCGTCTGTAGAATATAAGTTCCATTTATTGGATGATTCTGCCGCGGCCTTTAGCCATGTGTTACTTGTTGCGTTATTATTGATTGCTGAAATAACACTTGTTAGTGTTGTAAAACTAGATATTGCTATGTTTAAATCACTACCAGCACTTCTTGTTACATTAATATTGCCAGTAAGTGTTAAGTTATCAGGATTAGTAACTGTGCTACTGTATGCTACAACTTCTAAATGCTTATCCTCTAAACCAATAAATGCTGTACCAGTAACATGGTCTGCTATGATGTATGCGTTACTTAGTTTTCTGTTATCAGGTATATCTGTACCTGTAAAGTATTGCTGATAAAAGCCTTGTATATCAGTACTGCCTATAGTATTATCTGATGATGAATCAACGATAGCAGAAATAATATCTACATTATCGTAATATGAAACTGTAAAATCATCACTTCCTGTTGGCTGAGTACCAAATGTTATTGTATGATTTGCTGTTTTGGAGTTGGTATCTGACGAAATAATATATTCATTTGATAATAGGTTTGCTGTTGTCCTAGTTGCGTCTGTACTTAGCAATGTGCCGTTTTTAGTAACAGTTACATCAGGACTTTGGAAAAATGCGTTGTCAAAAACGTTGACTACACTTGTACTACCAACCGCTGTGCCAAATACAGTTTTACCATGTGTTTGACTACTAGTGCTACTAGGTGTGTATATACTGCTGTTAGATGTCCCATCGAATGTACCAGGTGCTAAACGTTTACTAGGTAGTATAATTCTAATAACATTGTTATTTAAATACCCACTAGCATAACTATAACCGCCTACTACGTTGTTAATATTAATAGCATTAGCATTTTGCTTAGTGATACCAATTTGTGGATCTAAGCCTATAAATACTTCTTTGCTATCTGATGCTAACCCAATTTCACCAGGGCGTAGAGGTTGTGGTAAATCTACACGATTACCCCTTCTTTGTTGCATTCTTGATATAATTATCTTATTGTCGTCTGCCAAAATGTTCTCCGATATAGAAGTATTTATCTCTTTTGTAATTTAGTTGTTAGGAAAGTTTTTCCAACACGTTGAGGTACCACAGTCTATGCCTGCCATATAGGATACTGTCAGTGTGCCTCTCCAGTGATGTAGGAAAGTCGCCACCTATTCTATCGTATACTATGTATTTGGTAGGATTTTTTTGGTATTCTTCTCTACCTGATATGTATTCCATTAAATTGGTTTTAGTATGTATGTGTTTAGGAAGTCGTATATACTTGCCCCACTTCTTAATTCTTACATCATTGAGTGTAATATAATCATCTATAATGTCTTGATCAATATTGTAAAATTTATCTATATGATCAATTACAATATTTTGTATTTTTTCTATGCTTTGATTGAAATGTGTAAGCATTCCTAGATGATGCGGTAATTGCCAACTATAAACTTTGATGTCATCTCCTATAGTAACATCATAAAATCCTGTTTCGTGCCAATGTTTTAATTCTTGTTTTAATTCTGTTTCCCATAATTTAAATTCTTCATCAGCAAATACTTCTTCAAACAATCTTTCATAAAATTCGAAGTATTCTATACCACATTTTTTATGTAAGTATATTGCTATAATATCTGTAATACCATAACTGTGAAGTCCGATACTTTTCCAAGTGTAAGCAAAACTGTCAATTAATTGGTCTTCTGACATTGTACTGGTGCTTTTTAATACTTCAACACCCTCGGCAGTATTTTTTTGTATGTCCTCAAAATCTGTTGTATCGTTAAACATATCATAAGCAGTAAATGTTTCTATTTGATATTTTTCTATGTCGGAACGTATAGGAGCATTTTCGATCATGTTTAAAAAATATATGTCTAAGCCATTGTGTAAATCATAATCTAGTATATCACTAAGTGTCTTCTTCCACGTTTCGTAACTCTCTCCTGGAAGGCCTAAAATAAGTTCTGTGCTTACTGGTATTTCGTTTTTTCTAGCATGTTCTGTAATGTCGCGTACATTATTGATAGCCATGTTTTTACGTTTAATATTTTCTAATACTTGGTCGTTAGTAGTTTGTAGACTGAGTGTAAAACTTGTTGATACGCCGCCTTCTTTAAACCGTTTAATCATATCAAAAACTTCAGCATTACCATTCTTTGCCCAACTTGTAGTAATCTTTTGTGGATATCCTGTCTGCTGACATTGTTCTATCATTTTATCAACCATAAGTCCGTCACGTTCTTTGAATATACCAAAGTTAGCAGACGTCATGGTAATGAAGTCCATTTTGTGTTCAGCGAACCATTCTATTTCAGCAAACACTCTGTCGAGTTCAAACTTATATACCTTGCTGTTTGTAAGACCGCCCCAGTCACAAAAAGTACATTTGTATGGACAGCCACGGTCTGTTTCTAGTGTTGGGTTCCATAATACTTCTGGATGTTCTTTCATCAAGTCATCAAACACACCATCTAAATATGGACTTGGTAGTTTCATATCTTTAATACGTTCTGCTCTTACTATAGGTTCTGGCTTATTACCGTCTATGTAATCTAGTAGTACTTTTTCTACAACATGCTCGCCTTCACCTACACAAATACTGTCTATGTAAGGATGGTCTTTTAAAAAATTAGGGTCGGTGTGAGGAAGTTGTGGGCCGCCAAATAGTATTACTGCTTCAGGATTATGCTCTTTAACTTCTTTTGCTAATTGTAAGCAATACTTGTAGTTCCATACATAAACACTAAAAAATAATAACTTGCTATCTTTGATTCTATTAAAATTATCATCAAAAGGATGTCGCTTGTAAACAAAATATTCTACATTAAAATTGTCTGCTACTTTTTTATTTTGTTTTGCGTATGCCCAAAGAACACCAGAGGTGTAAGGCAAGTAAAATGCGTTTAAGTGTTTAGGTCCAGTTTGAAAGTTTGGTTGTACAAAACTTATCGGTGTTTTCATAAGTACTATCCATTATGCTTGGCATAATAGTCTGCTAATCTATCTGCCCACTTCATAGCATACTTATCAAATTCTTCCCCTTCTATAGAAAACTCTTTAAATTTTGACTCTCTATCGACCATTAATATAACTACTTTCTTAATATCTGTATCAAACATTTCGTTATGGGCAAGTGCGTAGGCACACCCTTGTAAGAAATAATCTTCGATCCATTCTCGCTTTTTCATTTTTTTAGCAGTTTTGAAGTCGATGATAGAGTCTTGGCCTTCGTATACTCCGATAGCATCTGAGGTACCAGCATACAATCCTTTGGCAATTAGGGCAACTTCTACACCCCATAGTTCGTCAATTTTTGTCAATCCGTTTTCTATCATTTCAGATGTCATTGATTCTGCTAACACACTGACATGATTATTACCAAATGTATTCCATTCTTCGCCAAGTATAAATTTTTCTAATGCGTTGTGAACTTTGGTACCAAGACCTGCGGCCTCTGTGCTGATACGAGTTGCTTCTGCTTCTCCAACACGTTTACGCCAGGCTATAAGAGCAGTCTTGTCTCCTGTTGCTGACAGTATGGTTGTTACACTAGGTACAGGATGATTGTCGTCACCTGTGTATTGACGTTGTCCTGATTTTGCTGTAACTCTTTTTAGTGTTGGATATTCGTGAACATCTTTATTTAATAACATAGTTATTCTTTTTTAGTTAGTGGTATTTTTATTTATTGTAATTGATTAACAATACTGGAAACTATTGAATCTTGTAAATCGTCACTGTAAAATCTGTTGCTGTTGTGGAGGATTGTGTCTAAGGTGTGTTTAGACATGTCTTCATTAATAGATTGTTGTATTGAGTCACATAACGTATTAAAACGGCTGTAAGGCGTTGTAATGCTGTCATAGACACCGAATTGTGTGTATTGTTCAAAGCCTAGTTCTTCTAAATACTGCCATGTATTACTCATAGCAAATAATATAAATGGGTGGCCATAAACAAAAGGTAGACATGTTTTTTCTGTAACAAAATTATATCCTGTCAAGCATGTTTGAAATAATGTTTCGCTTATAATTGAAAATTTTGACCTATTATATACATTATTTTGTGGTATGCTATTTTCTAATCTAAAGTATTCATTTGTGTATTCTGGTATAATCTTTGTGGTAGCATAGGCTTTTAATTCATCTAAGTTACAAAATTCTTCTAAGTTATATTTGTCTCTATCGTTGTATATATCATAAAGATATTTGTCTGTTATACTGCGTATCGACTCTCCTACATCAGGTGCCAAATTAGCAGACACAAAACTATTGTCTAAATAATTGTTGTCTGTTAAGAATTTCATTAATGCTAATCTATGTTGTCTCGGCCTTCCAGAACAAAATAAAAATTGTTTATCCTTTTCACTATTAAAATTTTGTATAATATGTTCGTCGCTATATATTCGCTTGTTATTTTGCCTAGTTGTAACAGACATTAACAGCATTAACACATTACTTGAAATAATTTTTACATTGCTAAATTTGTTTTTGAAATATGGTATTGCTTCGTCGCTAACTTTAGCACTTGTAAGAAGATAAACATTTTCAAAATTTATTAAGGATTTTAGTTCTTTTAAAAAGGTCGGAAATATATGCGTAAAGCCATTATTTTCGTCAAACAGCCATGGGTCATTAATCTCATCAATAATTATCTTGCCTTTGTATTTGCTTAAAAGTAGAAATTGTTCTTCAGTAAAATATAGGAACCAGTGATAAGGAATTATTAAAGCATCACAATCGATACTGTTAAAATCACACCAAGTAGGTACTATATGTTTTTGCGAATATTGAGTTCTTCTTATCCACAGTTCTAAAGTTGATTGTGAAAAAAGTGTATCTTTTACAGGGTGGCTAAAAAGATTATTAGGTGGTTGCTTTGTCTTTAATAAACTGTAATTATATACAGAGTAATTATTTGAGATATTTACGCCTTCAAAAGGCCATTTCAAAAATCCAAGTTTCATAGTTTACGTTCAATATCTCTAATAATATTGTGACCTATCCTATTATGTAATTCGTCTGTTAAATGATCAAATCTGAAATTGTCATGATCATGATGCATATAGTTCCACGGGTTATCTGAAAATATAATTTTGTCAAACTTGGTAAATTTTTCTTCGTACTCTTTTCTATTTGTAAAAGGGAGTATTATAGATTTACAAGGCAACGTTAAACATGTACTTACAATAGAATCGCAATATAAATTATGTATGAGGTCTTTGTTTTGAAACATAGTTGTATATACATACCCAAATGTTTGTAAATCTTCTTTGCTTATTTTACTTGCTTCGATCAAACGTTCTGGTGGTTCTAATAGTTCGGGTATTTTGACATCACCAAAAAATTCAAGAGTATTGTAGATTCTATCAGGGTTAGTAAGTTGTACAATTACCATGTCATCTGGGCCAACCATATGACTATTTTTGTTTAATTGATCTAAAAGAAAACTGTTACCTTGTCCTTCACGGGCAAAGCCTTCTACTTCTAAATCAAAATGTGTAGCAACAATGCTGGCATAATTAGATGGATCGTGCGGATAGTCGCCGGGTTCTAAATCAAAGAATCTATGTGTAGAAAAACTACAACCAAATTTATAAAGTTTATTTTTTACCACTTAATTTTCCACTGTAAAGTATTGCCAGTACCTGCGTTTGTACTGATATTTACCGAATAACCTTTATCGGTAAAATACTTTTTGACAGTGGAAATTTGATCTGTTAATGTAGTATTGCTTGTTATGTTGTTATATGCTTGATAATAAGTAGTACCACTTGTGATAGTAGTACCTGTGGATACTGTAACATCTAAGTTACCAGCATTTACTTGAGTTAATACGTTTGCTTCTAAGGCTCTGACTTCGTTGAGAACAATAACACTATCTCTAGTTTGCTTTCTTGCCTCTGTTGCATTTATAAATATGTCTGCCATTTTATAATTCCGCCTTTACACCTTTCATTGCTTCTTGGTCAGCCATTGAACTGACTTTTGCTCCCATGTCCTCGATACTATCTTGGTCCATGTCGTCGGGTATGTTACCCGTAAATTCTATTGAGTCTGCTGTTACTGTTTGTATAACTGGTAATTTTTCTAATATGTCTCTTAGTAATTGACTTGAAACTTCTTTGTGGCCTCGTTCTCTAACATCTTTTAAGAATTCAATAAAATTCATCTTCTGAACATTCTGCCCTTTTTTAGCAAATACTAAATCGGCAATATCAGATGTTAGTTGATCTATTTCTCCTTCGTTAAGGATGAATTCGATAGACCTCATTTATTACTCTTTTTCTAGTCTACCTAATGGCTCTTCTAATGGTCCTGCTTCAGCATCGGCTCCATCAAAGTCATCCATTGGTACATCATCTAATGCTGGTTCGTCCATAGCCATATCGTCTCCGCCCATACCCATATCTGATGGTGCGTCTGCTACTGAACCTTCGCCTGTTATTCCGCCTAAGATATTATCAATACCGTCCTTACATGCTTTGTTGGCATCTAATGTACTTGCTAATAATTCTTCCATACCTGTTTTAAAACTTTGTGCTTTATCTAAGCCAAATTCATGTGACATACTGTCAGCAATAGCAGGAATATCTTCGTTAACCATTCTTCCAAGTCTTTCAATGTGATCTTGGATGTCGTTACTTAATGCTCTAGCCGCCATAACAACTTCTGCTTCTTCTACTGAAGTTCCAGCAATTTCTTCTGTTACCATATCCTCTACTATATCATTTAAGAACGAGTCTATGTTATTGTTTTCTTCTATTGATTCTTTGAAATTCATTGGTTCTTCTCCTTTTGCCTTACAGGCACTAGCATACGCATCATGTAGAGCGTCTGCTTGTTTTACATCCATGCTTTCTAATTCAGCAAACAATTCGCCTACACCATATTGGTCTGGATCTTTTTTAAGAATTTTTGCTAAGCCTTGATGTAGTTTGTCAGTTGGGGACAATTCAACTGGCGCATCTTTTAATTCAGTCATTTTTTCTGCGTTTAGATTTACATCAGCACCTGCTATTCCGGCGCCTGCTCCTGCTCCAAAACCTAAACTAGCGGCTCTAACGGCACCGCCTATTGCTAATGCTGGAGCAACTTCGTACATTGGTCTTAGATGCTCACCTAGTGAAGCAAGAACCATTTCTTTTGGATATCTTGCTGGCATTACTTCGTACTTTTTGCTACAACTTGCCATAACAGTATCGTAATCGTCACCGCTTTCTGCTAGTGAGCAACCATACTCATATAGTTCGTCCATGAGTTTACGGAAATTTTCTCCCTCATAGTACATGCCTTCATTGATCATAATGCCTAAGGCATCTCTGACCATAATATTCATTCCATAATTTGGATCTTGTTGGAATTTTGTTCCTTTATTTCGTAGATTAGCAATTCTTTGCTCAACGTTTTTATAAGCAGTATCTAATTTTTTCTGCGGTAAAATTTTACCAACGTTTATATCATAATTTTCATTAAGATATTTTTGAATCTTTACTAGTCTATTAATGTTGTCTGAATTAAATTGATTAACTTTCATAGTAGTCCCTTCTAATAGTTATATTTATCAAAGAGAGCAATTTTATGACGTTATTATCTGCCTGGCATGTTGAAGAATTTTGCTTACTGCTGTTTTACACTTCAATTCTGCTTCTTGAAGTTTGATTTCATATAGGTCTTGTTGGTCGTAATCAGTAGCAACATCTACTAATTCTTCGTATAAATTGATTTCAACCATTTTAGATACTGCTTGACGTTCGTATTTGATTAACTTTTCAATAGCACTATAACTAACTTCCTCGCCTGTGTTAAGAGCCGCGGCAATTACATTACCAACCATTCTAAGATTTAGATCTTCAAACAGAACATCGTTGTTTTTAAGGTTGATTACACTATAGTTATGACCGTCA